CATTGGTGTTCCGGTTAATAACCAAACTCTTTTAACATCTTTTACAAAATTATTTATGATTTTTGTTCTTTGGGCTTGAGCATTTGAAATCATGTGAGCCTCATCCAATATTACTAATTCAAAACCAGATTTTACAAGTAATGAATTTTCTTTATCCTTTGGGTCGTGAAAGTTTTTTAGGATATCGTAATTTACAATAACAAAATCGTGTTCAGTTGAAAATTTTTTACCTTCAGCAATAAAAACAGATCTATCTGAATAATTTGCAATTTCTCTTTCCCAATTTATTTTAAGTGATGCCGGACAAATAATCAAAATCTTTTTTGCCCCAGTCTCAAGAGCTGCGATAATTGTGGAAGTAGTGTTATGTGTTACAATACAATGTTCTGTAACATATAATTTATCTGGAGCGTCAACTGAAATACAAACACTTTCTTCAAATCCAACCTTTTCAATATTTTTAATATATCTCCCAGTTGGGTATTTTGTTGGTTCAACATATCGTTCAGCTTTTCGTTTTAATCTAAATGGATTCATTCCAGTTGGTAATTTAATATTAACCCTATACGCTAATTTACCTTTCTTTTTTTCACCTTTATATGTATAAGTTGGAATACAAGTTTTGACTCTTGCGATACCTCCTAATGTTTGGGTAATCTCAACAACATCATCACAGAGTTGTTTTGACACAGTACAAAATTCAGTTCCTAAAAACTTCCCACCACCATTAAACATACAATGTCCATCAGTGTCCATTAATCCTTGTAGAATTGATAATCTATTTTCAATTGATGAATATTTGTATATTTCTGGAATAAATTTATTAATTGACCTAGTGTGTTCAATACCTAACTCATATAAAGATAACCCCACATTAATAGACCCAATTCTTTTATTACCTTGTGGTTTATTTTCTTTTAAATTTAATAAGGTGAATAAGTTATCATAATCATCTTTATGGGCTGAAAATCTAATATTTTTTTTATTAAATGAACCATCACCTAATGCAAGTCCTAACAAATACGGGTCAATAGGAAGATTATCATTTCGTTCAAATTGTATTGGTTTTACGATTGGGATTTGCCATTTATTATTTCCGTTTGGTGATTTATAATAGGTTTCAATTTCATATTCCTTATTTTTATTATAGTTAATACCTTTAACTGTAATTTTACCCCCCTCATACATTTGTTTTGTTGATAAAACTAAAGATTTTTTTATTCTTTCGTTTTTTCTATTTTTACCATAATTGGGGGATGAAACAGACCATAAATGTTCGTCTCCGGATAAAATTGAAAATCCATCATTGAATGTAATTCTATAAGTTTCCTTTATACCTTGTGGGAATACACCAATTACATTATGTGGTTTACCATCACTACCAATAACCTTATCACCAATTTTTATATCACCAATTTTTTTAGTACCTTTAGGTGTATAAACAGGAGTATTAACAGGTAAGAACTTACCCAGCCCCATATCATCAGCCAGAATAAATCTTTTTGACCCAACAAGTTTTTCAACAGCTTCTGTTTGGTGTGAGAGTGGTGGTCTATGTTCATATTTAGAATAATCAACATCAACTTTCTCAACTGAATGTGTTTTAATTAAAGATGATTTTGGAACCCAAAATTCAGATAAAACATCTTTCTCAAAAAATTTTCCCCAAATGTGATACGATTTATCTTTTTCAACCAGTAATTTTTCAATATAAACTTTTTCTGGGGTTTCAAGCAAGTATCTTTCTGTTGCGAACTTTTTTGCAAAGTAAGTATCAAGAAAAACCCACTTACGAGCTACCTTTGGTTTTGTGTCAAAATAATTTACAATGTAATCTGCTTGAGTTCTTGTTGGGTAAAACTTTTTGTTTGTTTCCTTTTTTGTTTTCATATAAAGGATATAGTTGTTAGCCCCACTATATGAGTCTAACAATTCCAAAGCCTTTTGTTCTATTATTTGTTTTTGAATTTCCAAAATTATAGTTATAAATAAAAATAATTTAAAAACATAAAAAAATCAATTTTTTTTTTCAACAACATATTTATAAATAAAAATTATTATGAAAAGAATAGTTAGATTAACAGAATCGGATTTAGCTCGTATTGTTAAAAGAGTAATAAATGAACAACGTGATTCTTATTTTATAGATGATGAAAGTATTTATTCACAACCAAGTGGTTATGGTGGTGGAGTTGGGTATCAAACTGTTAGAGGTACTGATGTTTGGTTAAATAATCCTGGTAGAAAAGATTGGCCGTCAGGTAACACATCAAAAGCAAAACAATCAGCATTAAAACTTATCAAAGCTTTAGGTGGAATTGATATATCAGGTGGTGGTGCTAAATTGGCTCAAGAAGTTGCAAATGATTGGAAGGGTTTTGATTTATTAACGCAAAATGAATTTTTAAAACAATGGGATAAATTAACAGAAGGTAAAAAAAGTTGGAGTATGACTGGTGGTAATTATTTAAGTTGGGGTACTCCTTTTAGAGAATTGGAAGACGACTATGAAACTGGAATTTCATCACAAATGATTTCTGATAGTATTAAAAAAGTTAATAATTATTGTAAAAGTTATGTTGATGAAAAAAATACTGGTAAAAAAGTTAATAACGTTGTTTGTGACTTATTTGTTACAAATGATTTAAGAGCTCCAGGTTGGAGTTAATTTTTTAATAACATTTTTACATAAAATTAAATAAATTCCCACCAAACAAAGGTGGGTTTTTTATTTTATAAAATAACCATTAGAATATTTATCAATAAAAAAATCAATTTTTTTTTCAACAGCATATTTATAAATAAAAATTATTATGAAAAGAATAGTTAGATTAACAGAATCTGATCTTGCAAGAATTGTAAGAAGAGTTATTAATGAAAGTAATGAACCGAAAACTTTGGAGGGTGTGATTGGTATGCCAATATATTTGTATTCCGATGAAAAAGGTACCAATAAAATTGGTGTTGCAACACCAACAAGTGTTAAACCAAATCAAGGTAGAGATAAGGATATTGTTATGTCTGTTAAATTAAATGGTAAAACAGCTTCTTTAAGATATAGTTGTTACTATGACTATTTTTTTATTGAGGTTGGGAATGATATTAAAATTGCTTATAGTAGTGATACTTGGTGGAGTAAGTTTTGTTCTAAATAATATAAAATTAAAAAATCCCCCACCCCATAAAGGTGGGTTTTTTATTTATAAAATAATCATTAGAATATTTATAAATAAAACAGTATGCAAAACAAAGTTCCAATAACAAGACTTGGTAAATTTTTTGGTGATAGTGATTTTAAACTTGAGATTGAAATGGGTCAAGAGTGGTTAATTGGTGATATGAATTACACTTGTGTTCTATATCGTGTTGATAGAAATAAAACAAAAACCGACGATGTTTATGGTGAAACTGTTTCAGATGGGATTAAGTTTTTACCACCAGTTGAATTTAATGCTTATGTTGCAATTGCGGCACCTGAAAATAAATTTCTTGGAACCACAAAAATGGATCAAGTAGAACCTGGAAATATTACAATGTCAGTTTATTTGAAAACTTTGGAGGACCTTGAAATTGATATTAGTTTCGGTGATTATGTTGGATATTACGATAATGAATCATTTGTAAGATATTATACGGTTGTAAATGACGGTCGTGTAACATCAGATATTAAACACACATATAAAGGGTTCAAACCTTTTTATCGTACCATTATTGCTGCTCCAGTTGGACCTAACGAATTTAGAGGATTATAATATGGGATTACCAAAAAAAATTAAAAAAAATATTGACCTTATAGAAAAGAAAACTCTTCTACCAAGAAGACATGAGATTGCTGATATGATTTCTCAAGATGGGACGTATCTACCAAAATCTTTACTACACCCAGATTTGGATAGAGGTTTTTTAGATTTTGTTCGTGATGAATTAAAATTAACTGTTGAGGGTAAGGTTGTTCCTATGGTTGATATTTTAATCACAACACAAAACTGGGCACAATTTACTGAAACTTGGGATTTCCAAAACATAGATAAAAATGTGGAACCACCATTTATTGCGGTTGTTAGGTCGCCAGAGGTTACATTTGGAAATAACCCATCTATTATGACATATAACATACCAAATAGGAGACAATATTTTTATGCTAAAGTCCCAACTTGGGATGGTCAAAGACACGGTTTTGATATTTATAAAATCCCACAACCAGTACCTGTTGATATAAAATATACAGTTGTAATTGTTTGTAATAGAATGAGAGAATTAAATAAGTTTAATCAAAATGTTATAACAAAATTTGCATCTAAACAAGCGTATCAAGTAATCAAAGGTCACTACATTCCTATTATTATGGGTAATATTTCTGACGAATCCGTTTTGGATTTAGAGAAAAGAAAAGTTTATTTACAAAAATATGAAATGACATTACAAGGTTTTTTAATTGACGAGGATGAGTTTGAGATTAGACCAGCAATTACAAGAACATTTCAAATCTATGAAACGGATTTACAAACTAAAAGAAAAAAACAAAAAAAACAAAACCCTCAGATACCACCAACTTATGTACCAACATATAAAGTGGGAAATTTGGTTTCAGTTGAAAAATTCAATTATACGGTAAATTTAAAATTATCAACAAATCAAAATGTTGATGAATATCAAATTTTTATAAATGATGATTACTATGGTAGTAATTTAACTGAAATCCAAATAAACACTGGGGATCAATTAAGAATTACAATAACAAAAGACGACGATACAAAAGAAGCTGAAATAATCTTTACACAAGAACTTATTTAATCTTCACCATATATATCTCTTTTTTCTTTACATTTTTCAATAATTAAACTTTCAAGAAACTTATACATTTTAAGTCCACGTTTATCACAATACTTTTTTAAAATATTATGAACGTCCTTATCAATCTTTAAATTTTTAATCTTTTTTGAGTCTTGTTCCATAGGTAGAAAAAAGGTAGAAAAAAATCTCACCAAAATATAAATAGTTTTACGTAAGTAAAGTTTTTGACAAAAACAACAATATTTATATGTAAAATAAAATTAAAACATAAAATTAAAAATCTATGGCAACTAACAGTAAAGTATTTGTTTCACCAGGTGTTTATACTTCAGAAGTTGATTTAAGTTTTGTTGCACAAAGTGTTGGTGTAACAACTTTGGGTATTGCAGGAGAAACTTTGAAAGGTCCTGCTTTTGAACCAATCTTTATCAAAAACTACGATGAATTTCAAGCTTACTTTGGCGGAACTTCACCTGAAAAATTTGTGAACACACAAATTCCAAAATATGAAGCAGCATATATTGCTAAAGCATATTTACAACAATCAAACCAATTATTTGTTACAAGAATATTAGGATTATCTGGTTATGATGCCGGACCATCTTGGTCAATTGTTACAAAAGCAAATGTTGACCCATCAACCGTAGAATTCCAATGTTTAAGCGGTGGAACAGCACCAGAAGATCCTTGTACACCTATTTGTTTGGTACCAAAAACAATTCCATTTATGGTTCCTTTTACAGCTTGTACAAATTCTGAGGATACTATCTTATATGGTACATTCCCAACTGTTATTGAAGATATGTTGACTGAACAATATGAAAATTTTGATGGTTCAATTTCAACACTTGATACAAATATTAGAGATCAAATTTTTAACATTATTACAGATGTAAACCCGTATACCGCTGAAACTGAAAGTATAAATTATTTTGGTACAATATGGGGTGATGATTATGATAATTTAGTTAGTATTGGATATTCAGCAGAAACAAATGTGTTTAATGTTCCTTCACCATCAAGTGATTTAACAGATTATACATCATCATTTAACGATGCTTGGTATTATGCTTTATTTGATAATACAAATAATGGATTGTATTCTGGATATTCTTTCTTCACATTTATTAGTGGATTAACTGAAGTGTTTCCTGTGACCACAACAACTACTACATTAGTTCCACCGTCACCAACACCATCAGCAACACCAATTAACCCTTGTATTACACCAACACCTTTTGCATCCCCAACACCAACACCAACACCAGTAAATGTTAGTTGTTATGAAGGAGTTATTGTTGGTCAAGTTTATTTGTATTCTGGTGTTTGTTATACAGACTATGATGATTTGGTGGTTGCAACTTTAAGATCAAGAGGTATTGCAACATATTCTGATTCTAATAATCCAGTATATGAAGTATCTAACACATCAAATGTAACACTTGATATGACTGGTCAATATAGTGGTGTACTTAAAAACCCATATTTACCTTTTTCTGTAAATGTTACAAATGATTCTGGGACTAACTTTATTTTTGAAACATCATTTAGTCAATCAGATTCACAATATATATCAAAAGTATTTGGTAGTACCAATTTTGGGAAACCAAGAACTTCAACACCATTATTCTTAGAAGAAAGATTCCAAGCCCTTTTAAATTATGGATGGAGAAAAGGTTATATTAGAGGTTTAAGTTCTCAACTTACAGCTCTTGATTCCGCACAAAGTGGTGACCCTAACTCAATTGGTTGGTACTTAGATAAGTTCCAATCTCCAAGTTCTCCTTGGGTTGTGTCAGAGTTAAGAGGTACTAAAACATTTAACCTATTTAAGTTCTACACAATTTCAGATGGTAACTCAGCAAATAGTGAAGTTAAAATTTCAATTATTAATATTTCATTTGCTAACAGAACATTTGATGTGTTAGTAAGAGATTACTTTGATGTTGATTCAAACCCAGTTGTGATTGAGAAATTTACAAACTGTTCTATGGACCCATCTCAAAATAACTTTATTGCTAAAAAAATTGGTACATTAGATGGTGAGTATGAATTGAATTCTAAATATATTATGGTTGAAATGAACGAGGACGCACCAGTTGATGCTGTAGCTTGTGGTTTTGACGGATATACATTTAGAGAATATGTTGGAGTTAGACCGCCATTCCCAGTTTATAAAACTAAATATGATTTCCCAGGTGAAGTAATTTATAACCCACCATTTGGTTTAGCCTCTGGTGCTGATGATGCAATTACAAGTTCTGGTGATAATATTAGAAGAACATATCTTGGTATGTCAAGCAATATTGGGTTTGACACTGATTTCTTTGAGTACTACGGAAAAAGAAACCCAATCTCAACTTGTGATTTAGAAGGTGGTGAGTGGGCTTATAAAACAAGAGGTTTCCATATGGACCAATTTGCAAGTGGAATTACAATTTCAAGCGCTTTTGCAACAAGTGGGACACCTAAATATTATGCTGGTGCCGCACCATTCTCTTCTGAACCAACAGAACCAGAGAGTCCATACTACAGATTGTTCTCAAGAAAATTCACTTTATTTGTGAGTGGTGGATTTGACGGATGGGATATTTATAGAGAGTTTAGAACAAACGGTGATAATTACGTATTAGGTCGTAGAGGTTTCTTAAATGGTGCTTGTGTTTCTGATAGATACCCAACGGCATCAGGATGGGGTGCGTTTAAACAAATTGCTGTTGGTGATGGAACTGTTGATTACGCAAATACAGATTACTATGCTTATTTACTTGGTATTAGAACGTTTGCAAATCCAGAAGCTGTAAACATTAATGTATTTGTGTCTCCAGGAATTGATTACGTTTATCATAGTGATTTAGTTGAAGCTACAATTGATATGATTGAAAACGATAGAGCGGATTCACTTTATATTACAACAACACCAGACTACAATATGTTTGTAGCATCAACAACTGAGGGTGATAACTTGATTTATCCTCAAGAAGCTGTTGATAATTTGGAGACAACTGGAATTGACTCTAACTATACTGCAACATATTATCCTTGGGTATTAACAAGAGATAGTGTAAATAATACACAAATTTATATTCCAGCAACGGCTGAAGTTACAAGAAACTTGGCACTTACTGATAATATTGCATTCCCTTGGTTTGCAGCAGCTGGTTATACTCGTGGTATTGTAAATGCAGTTAAAGCTCGTAAAAAATTAACACAAGAAGATAGAGATGTTCTTTATATTGGAAGAATTAACCCAATTGCAACATTTGCTGATGTCGGTACTGTAATCTGGGGTAATAAAACCCTTCAAATTAGAGAATCTGCTTTAGATAGAATTAATGTTAGAAGATTGTTATTACAAGCTCGTAAATTAATTTCTGCTGTTTCAGTAAGATTATTGTTTGACCAAAACGACGAACAAGTAAGACAAGATTTCTTAAACGCAGTTAACCCAATCTTGGATGCAATCAGAAGAGACCGAGGTTTATACGATTTCCGAGTTACAGTTTCAAGTGATACGGCTGATTTGGATAGAAACCAATTAACAGGTAAAATCTATATCAAACCAACTCGTTCATTAGAATTTATTGATATTACATTCTACATTACACCAACAGGTGCTTCGTTTGATAATATCTAATAAAATAAATTAAAGGAAAAGGGAGACAAGTTCTCCCTTTTTTTATTTATCTAATATTTATTATTATGAGTCAAAAAAAATATATAAAAAAATTAATTAGTGAGATTATTGACGAAACATCATCACCAGTAATGAAATATTACGCTTTTGATTGGGACGACAACCTAATGTTTATGCCGACAAAAATTTATTTATTAGATGATAATGATGAAACAGTTCAGATGTCAACTGAAGATTTTGCGGAATATAGAACTGAAATTGGTAAAGAACCTTTTAACTATAAAGGTCATAAAGTTGTTGCTTTTGATAAAGAACCATTTAAAGATTTTGGTGTTAAAGGAGACGACAAATTTTTAAAAGACGCAATGAAAGCTCCGACAGGTCCAGCGTGGTCTGATTTTGTAGAAGCAATTAACAACGGCTCAATATTTGCAATTGTAACCGCAAGAGGTCATACACCTTCTGTGTTAAAAGAAGCTGTCCATAAACTTATAGATTCAAACAAACACGGTTTAAATAAAAGTGAGTTGGTAAAAAACCTAAAAAAGTATAGAGATTTAGCAGATGAGGAAGATTTAACTGATGATGAACTTGTTGAGGTTTATTTAGATATGTGTAGATTTCATCCAGTTTCTTTTGGTGCTGGTTCTGCCACAAATCCAGAACAAGGAAAAATTGATGCTATGGAGGAATTTATAAGATATGTAAAATTGTTATCACATAGATTACAGAAAAAAGCTTTTATGAAAAACAAAATTTCAAATTATTTTACACCATTTATTGGTTTTTCAGATGATGATGTTAGAAATGTAGAAAAAATGAAAAGTCATTTTGATAAAAAGAAAGATAATATTTTACAAACTTATTTAACAGCAGGAGGTAAAAAAACTAAATATTAAGTTAATTCTTACTTATTATAATAATATTTTGAAAATATATTAAAGTAAATAGAAAAATTTTTTATATAGTACTATTTATAATAAAATAAAAAACAAAAAAATTTGAACTATGGCTGATTTGTTAATGAAAATGCCTATACCTTACGAACCAAAGCGTAATAATAGGTGGATCTTAAGATTCCCTTCTTCTTTGGGGATAAATGAATGGTATGTTGAGAGTACATCAAGACCAAAATTAAAAATTAACTCTGTCGCAATTCCATTTTTAAATACAGAAGTTTATGTTGCTGGTAAATTTAACTGGGAATCATTACCAGTTACTTTTAGAGACCCAATTGGTCCTTCTGCTACACAAGCTGTTATGGAATGGATTAGAACTTGTGCTGAGTCTGTAACTGGTCGTATGGGTTATGCCGCTGGTTATAAGAAAAATGTTGATTTGGAAATGCTTGACCCTACCGGTGTTGTTGTTGAAAAATGGATATTAGAAGGTGCATGGCTTACTGGATATGATGGTGGCGCATTAAAATACGGTGGTGATGAGGTTGCAACAATTTCTTCAACAATCGTTATGGACCGTTGTATATTAGTTTACTAAAAAAATTTACTTTTATATTTAACCGTATATTATTATATAGTATACGGTTTTTTTATACATATAAAATTTTTTAATTTAAAGATATGAGTGATGATATTATAACATATGGACAGATGGATTTTAATTTACCACACGATGTAGTTCAACTACCTTCAAGTGGTGTATTTTATAAATCTAAAAAGAAAAGTGTTAAAATAGGTTATCTAACTGCTAGCGATGAAAATATCTTAGTTAATATTGACGGAACAAAAACAATTAAAGAAACAATTATTGTACCTCTTTTAAGAAATAAATTATATGAAAGAGATATTAGACCAGAAGAATTGTTGGAAGGTGATGTTGAAGCTATTTTATTATTTTTAAGAAATACATCTTTTGGTCCAGAATATAATATTGTTGTGAATGACCCAAAAACAGGAAAATCTTTTGAAACATCAATAATGTTAGATGAGTTAAATATCGTTCAACCAAAAGTACAACCAAATAACGAGGGATTATATGAAGTAGTTTTACCAACATCTGGTGCTCACGTAAAATTAAAAATATTAAGTTTAATGGACACAATGGAAATTGATAGGATTGTTGATTTATATCCTATTGGATATAACGCACCTATTGTTACAACTCGTTTAAGTAAAATGGTTGTTGAACTTAATAATGATAAAGACCCAAACAAAATCGCAACCTTTATTCAAAATATGCCAATCAACGATTCAAAATTCATAAGAAATTTTATGAGAGAAAATGAACCAAGATTAGATCTTAAACGAACAGTTATAGCCCCGTCTGGAGAAAAGGTAGATGTAAATATCGCCTTTGGGGTGGAATTTTTTCGGCCTTTCTTCTAAATACTCAAAATTTTTATTAGACGAATATTATTATCTTGCAAAATATATACATATGCAATATAAAGAATTTTTGTCAATTCCTACTTATGTTAGAAAGTATCTAATTGAAAAACTTTTAGAAGACTTACAACCTCAAAAAACAACTTAAAATATATTTATATTAAAAACTCAATATGGGTATATACGATGAAATATATGATTTATTTGCTAAAAAAATTGGTAAAAAAGGTGAATTAACAAAAGAAGAAAAAAATGCTGCTGTAGAACTTTATAATGCTGGTCAAAAAAAAGCAAAAGACGAGCAAAAAGAACTCCCAGAATCTAGCCCATCATCTTTACAAGTAAGTGATCAAGAAGTTTCGGGAGCATTAGATTTAAAAGGTATCAAAAGTGATATTGTAGGGGGGCTTGTAAGTACTGGAAGTCCATTTCTGGGTTTAAAAACAGTTACAGATGATGTAAACGCTCTAATTACTGAAGCACAAAAACTAGGAAACACAATGGGTCTTGGTCGTGCTAGGGCTGATGAATTAAAAAGTACGATAGCCGATACCATCCCAGAAATGCTTAAATTGGGAATCACTACTGATGAGGGTATGAAAGCATTGAGTCAAATCCCGACCACATTAAAAACAAACACAACCGTTGCAAATGAAACAATTATTGAACTTGGTGCAACATCAAAAGCAACAGATATTGAGGTTTCAAAATTAGTAAGTGAATTTTCACAAGTTGGTACTCAACTATCAAGTGTTGGTGATGAAATGACTTCTGTTGCAAACTACGCAAAAAGCGTTGGTGTTAATGTTAAAGAAGTTACAGCAGGTGTTGTTAGTAATTTAAAAAATCTTAATTTATTTAATTTTGAAAATGGTGTACAAGGGTTAGCAAAAATGCAAGCCCAATCAGCAATGCTTGGTGTTAATATGGGTAAAGTATTTGATAAAGCTGAAGACTTATTAAACCCAGAAAATGCAATTGAATTTACATCTGCATTACAAAGATTAGGTGTAACCTCAACAGAACTTTTGGATCCACTTTCAGCTATGGATATGGCTCTTAATGACCCAGCAAAACTCCAAGACGAAATGACCAAGGTAGCTCAACAGTTTACAAGATTAAAAGCTGATGGTACTGGTTTTGAAATATTACCTGGTGCTAAATTACAATTAAGAGAAGTTGCTAAAACATTAGGAATGAGTGCTGATGAGTTAGCTGGTATGGCAATTAAAAGTTCTGATTTGGATATGAAATTAAAACAAATTAGATTTCCAAGTTTTGCTGCTAGTGAAGAAGATAGAATGTTAATTGCTAATATGTCTCAAATGAAAGACGGAAGAGCCGTTGTTCAAATAACAGATGATAAAGGAACTAAACAAGAAGTTGCTGTTGAAGACTTAACTGCTGACCAATTAGAAAAAATAAAAGAAGAGCAATCTAAACAAGCAATGTCAGCTGAGGATCTTGCTAGAAGTCAATTAACTGTTCAGGAAGAAATTAAAAGTATATTAAAAGGAAGTGAGTTTGCCGTGAGAATGGGTGTAGCTAGTCAAGGTCCAGTACAAAGATTAGCTGAAGCAAATATGGCAATTAGAGGTGCTACAGCTAAAAATTTATTTGGTAAAATTAAATCAGAAGATGTTAGAGGTGGATTAACTGGTGTATCGTCACCACTTGAAGATTCGGCAGCATCATTGTTAACTGGTGGGCTTACACCAGAAAATATAAATAAAATAACAACAAGTTTAAATGAAATACCTGGAAATATAGCTAAAACTATTTTTGGAATGACTAGTGGTGCATTTGAGGGGTTAAAAGGTGCTTATAAAAGTGGTGTTTCAGGTGTTTCAGGTGTTTATGATGGTATTGGTGGTGTACAAAAAATTGAAGGCTCAACAGTCAGTACCACTTTTATTGATGAAATACAAAAATATTTTACTGAAGGTAAAAACCTTGTTGAGTCTAATATTAATAAAAATTTTAATGTTACTCAAAAAATAGATATTACAAATTCAGATAATTCATTAAGAAATATGACATCAGAACTTTATAATTCTTTAATTGAAACACTTAAAGCCGACCCTAAAGGACTTACCGAAATTAATAATGCTATAGAAAAGGTTACTGAAGGTATATAATTTTTAATTTATAAAATCATATTTTTTTGTATTTATTATTAAAATAACATATGGCTGATAGTTTTTTATCTTTTGCTAATTCATCAAGTTTTAGAAACCAATTGGTTGCTAGAAATTTACAACCATATGCCGTACCTGGTGTATTCTCAAGTCCACCAACAAATGTAAATTACGAAACAAATTTAACAGTATCAAGTGTAATTGATTCACCAGATACTTTAATTTCATCAAATCAATTTGCCGATAGTTTATATCCACTTAATGAATATGGTCCAGAAGGTGGATTTGAAGGTAAATACTCTGTTCCTGGTTCACCATATCCAGTTGAGTCAAATTCTGGTCCATATGACCCTAATGATACACAATTAGATATTATAAATGAATTTTTTATTGATGCGGCATACGTACAAAATATTTATGGACCAGAAGGTGGTTATTCCGATTTAATTGTTATAACCGATGTTGTTGGTAACCCAAAGTTATATCAACCTTATTGGGATCCATCATCATTTGTTTCATCAACATACACAACATATGACATTGTATTTAGTCAAAATCCATCCGGTTCAAACGGTCCGTTATCACAAGATACATTTTTAGCTAGATTAGGTGCCGAAAGATTAAAAAGTGCTTTTGAAGAAAGAATTGCGGACCAATTAAGAAAAGAAACTATAGGAAGGATAAATCTAGATTCTTTAGAAGACCCTTTTAGTGCTAGTCTTGTTGCTGCAGGAAAACAACCATTTGTTGAAAAAAACTGGACAATTACACAACCAGAAAATCCAGTTGAGGCGGCAGCCGCTTTTGCATTAAGGTTATCTGGTACTTATTTTCCAGTATCAACAATACCTGGTGATTATTTTAACGACACAAATATACAAGCACCATTACTTGAAAAAGCTTTAAATGTTGGGAACTCGGTTACAGGTGGCTTATTAGGACCAATACTTGATGTTTTTAGAAATCCGTCAGAAACATTTGTTGCAAATACTGGAAATGGACAAAGGTCCATTTTATTTTCATCTTTAGATTATAACAAATATAGACCAAAATATGTAAGAGGTCCACTACAAAGTATTACAACTGGTCTTGATAGAATATTAGACCCAGATAAACCAAATACTGGTGGTTATTATGTTGGTAGTCCAGAAGCTGAACCATCACAAATTGATTCACCGGCAAATCAAATACCAGTTGGGCCAGGTGGTAAACAGATAAACACAATTGTTTATGGTCCACAAGAATTAGGAATACTATACGAAGGTAATCAAAATAAATTATTAAATGGTTTAAAAGGTAAATC